TATCTTGATCTAGATTGGATTGTTACTGGTGGCAGTAATGAGTTTGATTTTGATATAGATTATGCAAATGCAATAAACTATGTCGATGTAAACGGCAGCAGTAACACATTAAATTTTAGTGGTAGTGGGTACGGTGGTACTACATCTGCTGACAGTGGTTATTTTTATCTAGATTTAGATGGCAGTTCAAATACGATTGATGTTACGCAATCTTCTACTTTGGCAAGGGATTACCTTAAGATTATTAGCAACACTTCTAATAGCAACATTTGCGTTATCCAAAACGACCAAGGTACAAGCACAAGCTGTTAACATTGGTGATATCTCTGAACTTTCTGGTTCAGCTAGCGTTGTAAGAGATATACCTTATGACGCTAGTATAGATTTTGTTATACAAACTAATGATGAGGCCATTACTAATAATGGTCGTATGGCTATAACTTTTCTGGATGATAGCCAAGTCAAGCTAACAGAACACTCACAACTTTTAATAGACGAATATATTTACGATCCCGACCCATCTAAATCAAAGATGGCTCTTACCTTTGCCCTAGGCACTACAAGATTTATAACAGGTAACTTAAATAGGATTGACAAACAAAACATTTCTTTAAAAACGCCTACAGCCAATATAGCAATTCGTGGTACTGATTTTACAACTACCGTTAATGAATTGGGTGAGTCTCTTATAATATTGTTACCAGACCCATACGGTCTTTCAAGTGGTGAAATAGAAGTAACAACTGCAATAGGCAGTGTCATTCTAAACCAACCTTTTCAAGCGACTACAGTCAGCGTCTTTGAAAGTCCGCCTAGTAAGCCAGTCATATTAGATTTAACTCTTGATATTATTGATAATATGCTGATTGTCAGTCCTCCAGAGGAAGTCATTATGGAAACTGATGAGGTAATTCTTAGCACAAATAATTTTTTAGATTTTAATGACCTTGATATTGATTATTTAGATGAAGATTTTTTAGATAACGAAGCAGATTTAGAGTTTACAGAATTAGACATAAATTACCTTGATGTAAATTTTCTTGAAGATTTATTAGATGTGATAGATGCTTTAGAGATAGCCGAAGAAGAGGATCAATTACAACGAGATGTAAGCTCAGTTGCCATAGCAGGTACAAAATTTGGGCAAGATACAGAAACCCAAATAATATCGTTTATAGATGGTGAAAAACTTACGTTAATTAGAAGTGTTAATAACACTGCTAGACTGGATCTTGATGTCTCTGCGAGTTATACCGTAATTTTAATTCAAGATGGTGTTTCTAAAACAATTAAGATAAACGGTGGTAGTAGCAGTGTTATTACAATAAAACAGAGTGGTTAATGAAAATATTTTCCATATTGTTAATAGTACCTTTTAATGTCTTTGCACAACTGGATTTAACTTTGCCAGAGTTATCACAAAAAGATGTAATTAACATACCTGAACGTAAATTTTTGCAATTCGTAGAAATTAAGGAACCACCATCAAGAGCACAAATAATTACTTACTGGACTCTTAATGTGCTTGATGTCTATACAACTTATGAGGGATTAAAAAACCCAAATACCAAAGAGGCAAATCCATTTTTAGGCGAGCGTCCGCATTTAGATAATTTACTGATTCATAAACTTGTTTTTGCAGGTGTAGCAGGACAAAACTTAGATACTTATGGATATACCTGGATGAATTTTGCCCTTACAGGAACAGTAGTAAGGAATTACCACATTAATAACACTACATCATGGTGTCCTTACAATATACACGTTGATGGATATAGGATGCCTTGTTAATGAAATATAGAGTATATTTATCTTTAATATTATTATTATCACTGCCACTTATATTCCAAAGCACTCCTACAGAAATATTAAAACTAAAATTTTTTGATGCATTTGTAGAACAAAAAGAGCCTTCTAACTTTTTTACCATACTTAATTTAGATGAACAATTTATTGCAGATGAGGGAGGATGGCCGCTCCCTAGGAAAAGATTAGCCGATATACATTTAGATATTCTTAACGCTGGAGCATTAGGGGTTGGTTGGGTCATATCATTTCCACAACCGGATCGTATGGGTGGAGACGAGATATTTGCTGAGGTTTTAGGATATGGCGGGTCTGTTCTTGCTATGTTTGAAAATCCAAACGGATCATACCCTCAAACTTCTGGCACGGTTTTGCTGGGCCCAGATGTGGGTGGTATGATGAGTCAGGGAGTAGTGCAGAATATTGATGTACTTAAACTGTCTGCGGATCAAGGTATTGCTACTGCTCCCGTAGATGTTGATAAGTTAGTCCGCAGAATACCACTATTACTTAGAACTCCAGATGGCTTCGTATCTGCTTTCGGTACTGAGGTAATGAAAATGCTGGCTGGCAACAATACTTACATTATAAAAACTAATGATAATGGTATTGAAGAAATAACGGTACAGGGTTTAGCGCCAGTTAAAACAGACAGTCTCGGGCGTAAGTGGATAAGCTGGGTTGATACGCCAGAGACAACATTAGAAGAACTAGATGTTGCTAATAAGTTTGTTTTTATTGGTGTAACCGCTAATGGCATCATGCCTCAAGTTGCGACACCCATTGGTTTGTTAGAACCACACAAGATTCAAGCGGCTTTATCTGAGTCAATTTTGATACCTGACAGTCCATACATACCCGATTTTGCATTTGCGTTAGAAATTTTAATTTTTGCAATTTTTGTCTCTCTGACGTGGCTTTCAATCAATTATCTTGGAGTAGTTAAGGGTATTAGTCTCGCTGGAGTTTTGCTGCTTACTAACGGCTTCTCAAGCGTTTTTTTGATAAAACAGGGTATTTTATTAGATTTTACTTGGACTTTTGTCTCGCAAGTGCTCACAAGCGCAACAGCTTTTTATGTAAACTACCGTGAACAATATAAATTACGCCAACAAATTAAAAAACAGTTTGAACATTATTTAGATCCAAGACAAGTTAAGCAGCTCCAGGACAATCCAGATTTATTAAAACTTGGTGGTGAGAAAAAATACTGTACGTTTTTATTTACAGATCTTCGTGGCTTTACTTCATTAAGTGAAAAATTGTCACCAGAAGAAGTTACCGAAATTATGAACAAAACTTTGACAGTCCAGGTGAACGCCGTGCAAAAACTTGGCGGAATGACGGACAAATTTATCGGGGATGCAGGTATGTTCATTTTTGGAGCGCCCTTAGATTGTAAAGATCAAGAAACGAAAGCTGTCCAGGCTGCAATAGATATACAAAAAGGTATATCCGAACTAAATAAAACATTATCTACCCCAGTCCAGGTGGGCGTGGGCGTTCAGTCGGGTGTCGCCTGCATTGGAAATATGGGATCTGATAGTCGGTTTGATTATTCAGCAATCGGAGATCCAGTAAATACAGCTGCAAGATTAGAGTCGGCAACCAAAGATGTTGGTGTCGATATTCTAATCGGGCAAGAAACTGCAAAAAATTGCAAAATTGTATTAAAATTATTAAAACCTATTAATGTTAAAGGTAAAAGACACAAACTAGCTATATGGACAGTTTAAAAAAAATTTGGCAAAAGTTAGTTGCGTGGTATCAATATTTATTTGCAACTAGGTATAAAGTAACCGTATCTTTTAATAAAGAGTATGGTGATTCTGATGATAAATCATATATTACAAAAAAAATTATTGTTCAAAAAGAAAAACACCTGAAATTTAGGAGCGAAAATAATAAAATAGTCGAGTATCGTAGTGCTAGCGGCTTAAACTACATTATTGAGGATTTATAATGCAACAAATCTTGCTAGGTATTATTTTGGTATTAGGTATTGGCTGTTATTGGCTTTATAACGAAAACAATACCATAAAAGCAAACAATATTGCCTTAGAGGGTGCGATTGCAACACAAGAAGAGGCTATAAGCACGCTGCAAAATGATTTTGCTGTACAAGCTACCCAACTCCAAAACATGACTCTTAAAAGCCAAGCGGCACAGCGAGAGCTCAATAGATATACTCAATTTATACAAAACTATCAATTAACAGCTAAAATACTTACTGATCCTGTAGAAATGCAAAGGAAGATAAATAATGGCACAAAACATATTATGGAAGACATCGAGAAAATCAGCGTTACTGTTGATGATCTTGATGATGGCTTGCAGTTGCAGCCTAATTCCGACTAAACAGATACAAGTTACTGCCAAGCCACTGGAAAGAACTATTGTGCAACCTATCATGCCCAGAGAAATTGATCTTAAAGAAGTAAGATGGTTAACAATAACACCAGAAAATTTTGAAGAGCAGTTTCAAGTAATAGAAGATCAAGAGGGCGAACTTGTCTTTTTAGCTATGACCGTGCCAGATTACGAGGTTATGGCTTACAATATGCAAGAAATAAAAAGGTACATAACTGAACTAAAAGATGTTGTAGTGTATTATAGAACGGTAACAACAGAACAGGATAAGGCTGATGAGTAATACACCAGACGCATTTGTTTATAATGCAACATTAGAGAGAATAGTTGATGGCGATACATTTGATTGCTGTCTTGATCTTGGCTTTGATGTCAAACTACACAAACAAAGAGTAAGATTAGCACAAATAGATACACCTGAATCACGCACCAGAGATTTAGCTGAGAAGAAACTTGGATTAGCGGCAAAAGCAAGATTAGCAGAATTATGCACTGGAAAGATAAGAGTCAAGTCTTTAGGAAAAGGTAAATATGGGCGTATTTTGGGTATACCGTATACAGAAGATGGTAAAGATATATGTAAAATACTTATTAAAGAAGGTCATGCAGTTGCTTATGACGGCGGTAAAAAAACTAAGATTTGGGGAGAGTATTAAAATGCAAATTTCAGAAGAAGGGAAACAATTAATAAAAAAATTTGAAGGGTGTGAGCTAGAAGCCTATAAATGCAGTGCAGGCGTTTGGACAATAGCTTACGGCAGAACAAAAAATGTTAAAGAAGGCGACCATTGTACACAAGAACAAGCTGATCAGTGGTTAAATGAGGAATTGCCTGTGTATGGTGCTTATGTAAGTGATGCTGTAATTGTACCATTACAACAAAATGAATTTGATGCTTTGGTAGCTTGGACTTATAACTTAGGTCCTTCTAACCTTAATAGTAGCACTATGCTTAAAGTTCTTAATGAAAATAAAAAAGATGAAGTGCCACATCAAATGCGTAAATGGAATAAAGCAAGTGTAAATGGAGAAAAAGTTGTTTTACCAGGCTTAGAGCGCAGAAGATTAGCAGAATCTTTACTGTTTGAAGGTAAAGAATGGCACGAGGTTTAGTATATGCCATTACAAAAAACAGTATTTAAACCAGGAATAAATAGAGAGGGCACCGCATACGATAATGAAGGCGGTTGGTTTGATTGTAATCTTGTAAGGTTTAGGAAAGGCAGACCTGAAAAATTTGCAGGCTGGGAAAAAGTTACATCAAATACTTACTTAGGTACAGCTCGAGCTTTGCACGCTTGGATCTCATTAGAGGGTGCTAAATATTTAGGTTTAGGCACGCATCTAAAATATTATATTAATGAAGGTTTAAATTTTAATGATATTACGCCAATCAGAACAACTACAAGTGCTGGTGATGTAACTTTTTCTGCAAGTAATGGTGATGCTACGATTACAGTTGCAGATACTGCTCATGGTGCAGTGCAGAACGATTTTGTAACTTTCAGTGGCGCATCTTCGCTTGGTGGTAATATCACAGCAGCAGTTCTAAACCAAGAATATCAAGTAGCTACTGTGGTAAATGCAAACAGTTATACGATTGAAGCTAAAGACACCAGTGGTACAACAGTAACAGCAAACTCTTCTGATACTGGTAATGGTGGATCTTCAG